TAATAGCAGTAAGGCTTGGTGAAACGGTATCCATACCAACGCCACCAGAAGTTGCGTTATATGCTCCATTAACCGCACGTGCCACTTTTAATGCATTGCCGTATTTTAAAAAGCTAGCTGCTGTTAAGAAGCTAACTTCAATCTCGCCTTTAATTTCTGGTGTTCCAAAAAGTTTTGCGAGGTCTGTTTCTGAACCTACCGTGACTAAACGTCCCGACGGTCCCCAACGAAAGTAACCTGCATAACCACCAATAGAGGTAGATTGTGCTGGCACTATATTTGTGAGATCGGTTTCTTTGATCTCAACTCCAGGTGATACTAAAAATCCCATAAGTTTTTTCCTTTCAGTGTATTTGTTTACAATTTATAATTAGCATAATAAGAATATTCTCAATAATTAATATTTATCTCATGCATTCCTTTAGAAAGCAGATTTCCAATCTTTTATATTATCAACCAATTTATTATGATCACTATTATTAATATTAGAATCAGATCCATCCATAAAACCAAAGGGCGGTAAATCTTCTTCCATTTCTAATATTCTTTCTTTATATAGAAGATCTTTAATTTCTATATCAGTTAATCCTTTGAAAAAATCAGTACTAACAAACCAAGCAAATAAAACAAAGTTCATTACGCTATCATCATGAGTACCACTTGCGCCTGCATATGAATTTCCTTTTGGCTCAAAAGAACTAAATTCTGATATTGTATTAGGATCTACTAAAAGTAATTTACCGCCTTCAATTAAATCTTTAAGATTAGAACAACCCATTCTTTTTACTTTTTGGCTCATTGTTACACCAATACCATTTGATTTAACAGTGCTTGTTGTAAATGTATTTTCATACTCATGCTCATAATAAACAGCATTACATACAACTTGTCCAGCGTCGTTATTCTCAATAATTACAAGAGCATCGTTATAAGTCTTTGCCGCACGAATAATAACATCGGGGAATAATAAAGGTGATATCGTATTATTTCTATATGTACATACTTGTTTAAAAGGTTGCTCTGTAATATCAATTACAGAAAATGTACTATAGTCTTGACCTCTTCCCTTTGAAACATCAGCAGCTAAAACATAAGTATGGCCATTAATAGGTTCATTAAAATAATTAATATCATGTTGGATCTTTTGAGGATCTCGTGAACCCATTCCTAAAAGAATATTTGTATCAATTAAAGTTTGAGAACTTCCAATAAATTCAATTTCAAATTCCTGACGAAATTGAACAGCTGATGTATTATTAATTGTTTCTTTTTTCCATTCTTCATCTCGCCCAGGCACGTCCCACCAATTAATTGTATATGACGCAAAGTTATTTGCTTTTTGAACTGCGCCTTCCCAAAGTTTATAAAACATATTACCTAAACCATTAGGAGTACTTGTTATAATAACTTTAGTATCTTTTCCTGAAGTAATAACGGGATATGTACTAGTATAAAATTCTTCCGACCTTTGAACGAAAGCAAACTCATCGAGAAATACTACATTCAAACTTAAACCACGAATACTACTTGAACTTGTAGCTCCGGCAATAATTTCAGAGTTATGACTAAATATAATATTACCTTTATTTAAAACCTTACACCCAGGCTGAAGAAAGAATGGTAAATTCTCTAACATCAAAGTTAGTCGGGCAAGCATTTCTCTTGCAGTCGCACCTTTATTAGCAAGGATACCAATCTTTTTATTTGAATTAAATACTAAGTAATGAAGAAGCCACGCAATTGAAGTAATTGATTTACCGCTTTGGCGACATGCTAAAACAATACTAAAACGATTATCTCTATAATGATTTACAAGATCTTCTTGGTACCCTCTTAATTTAAATGGAACCAATCCTTTATCTAAACTAATTACCTTAACATATTTTTCGCAGAAGTATGAAATATCATTCATACATTTCTTGTACTCAACTACCTCTTCTTTAGTAAAACTTTGTTGTACTCCATCAGCTTTAATAAAGGTATTACCATTATATGAATTATTTTTCATTTTAATCAACTTCGATTATATCGTCATCGTCACCATCATCTTTTAATAAATTTTGTAAATCTGTTGTAGTGCCAACAAAAATACTATTATTCGTTGTGGTGGACGACGCTTTATTCTCGTCTTTAATTAAAGCCTTCCTTTGTTTTTGTAAATCTAAAAGTTGCCCATTCATTTCTGCAGTTTGCTTTATTAAAGTACCAAGAACTTCAAAAGCTCGAGGATGTTCTGCATCGGCCGCTAAATTATGCATTTGCTCAATAGCTTCGCTACTAGTATCAATTAAACTTTTAATTTGTTCACGAGCCATTTCATAGTCTTCTTCAGTCTCTGATACTAAACGTTCTTGAGTAGGTTCCTTTTTTAAAGGTTGAAGTTCCATATTTCTTTTCATTTCACTAGGAATATTATTTTCTAGTGATTGTAAAATTTCTTTTTTATCTTTCCCCATAATATAATTTATTTAAAAATTAGTTTAATCATCTGGCCAAATATCTCTATCTGGATCCAATGGCCCTAAATTAATAACACAATCAAAGTCGTCCTTAGTTTGACTTCTTAGTGCAGTTTTAACTTCAACGCCACCATAAGCATCTTTGCCTTCTTCTTCCATAATACTTACATCAATAGCTTTAATTAAACCTCCGTTATTACATGGTATTAATGGACCAGCAAACTTAACTTTAACGCCAAAGCTCAATGTATATATAATAGTTCTTCGTGAATCTTTTAAACTTCCTTGATATGAATCTTCGTTATCAAGAGAGTTTAGAGTTATTGGAATATCTGTTACACTTTCTGGCCCTTCCAATCCTTTAACTGAAAGAGTATAAGAAGGACTAAAGAATGGTAAAATTTGTTCAACAATTTGAAGAGCTTCATCTTGAGATCTAGATAAAACATTTAAATCAATAGTCATATTATATGGAACTGCTTGGAAAACATTAAAGCAATTACCATCAGCATCATGTTGTATTGTTTGATTAAATTTCGTTAACTTAGTAGTAGAGTCATATGTAATATCAGCAATCTCAAATGACATTCTTGGTAATTTAATAGCAATAGCTTCATCAAGAGTAGCTTCGTTTATTCTTGCTAAATATCTTTCTCTTGGAGCATAAGCTAAAGGAACTCGTTGAACGCTTGTTAGAGCGCCATCAACTTTCTTAGCAATATAGATATCATTAAATAACGAGCCAAATACACTAATAATCTTTCGAGTATTAGCATGGTAAAAATAATCGTGTCCTAACATAAATTTTATTTATTCAAAATTAAACGGTTCGCCGAATGGATTGTTTTCTGAAAAATCAATAAATTCTAAACCATTTGCTTCTTCCGCGAATGTAGCATTGGCCGCAAAATGATCTGCGTTGAATATATCAGAGTCGGAATCATCAAGCATTCGAGTTTCACTTATAATACAAGAGCCTCCACTGTCAGTTCCTGAGAAAGTAGTATTTGCTCCAATGTTATGGAAATACCCATCATCAAATGTTAAAGTACCAACTCTCATTTCCTCAATAGTTGGATCACTATCAGGCACTGAATTATATTCAAAGAATTCAGTACTTCCTGTTATTCCATCAGGTAAAGTAAATGTGAGTGTTTCTCCACTAACAAAGTCAGGTTCTGTTTTAGAATCAATAACAAAAGTAAATCCTTGAGAAAGCTTTTCTTGTATATCATCAATGTCATCGATGCCAGTATCAATTTCTTGGCCTTCATACTCAAACTTTTCGCAAGTAAGAGTAAATAATGGTAAGTCCTGTAATTGATAAAATGGTTTCTTACTATCTGAATAACGAATTTCAAAGATTGATTTATAAAGAGGAACATAAATTAAATCTCCTTCTCTTGGACGAACCGCATCATTAGTATAACCATGTCGACCAATAAGTTGGTTCCACCGGCATTTGGCAACTCGTAAAGTTAATTCATCTCTGACTTCTAAACCAAACTTTTCATAAATTTTAGAATCTCCTTCGAAGCCTTCCATTTCTTCGACATACATTTCAATTTTGAATGCTTTGTCAAAGGATGAGATTACATCTTCATTTAAAACGAAATCCCTCTTAATAATTTTACGAGGAATATAATAAACATCAATGCCATGAATTTGTATAGACTCTATTACAAGAGACTCATACAAGTTTTGTTCAGAACTTGTGCCGTTTTGGAAATATCTGTTTAAAGCCATGTTATCCTACGTAAAAGTCAACTGGGTTCTCATATTGTAATTGCCATCTTTCTTTTAATTCTTTTAAATCATTAACAGCGTCATCATAAATTGGTCGACCATTTATTGTTACTCCACCTGGTAGTTGCATGCCTTCAAATTTAATTAGGTTTGTACCCCATTGTTTTTTAAGAAGTAATGTTAGTAATTCTTTTAAAGCCATATCATTATATACTTCAGGATATGTATTTGGATCTACTGTTTGATAACATTCAATAAGAATAAAATTTCCAATACCATTATAGTTCGTAAGGTCACTATGTATTTTAATTGTATTTTTATGTCGGCTATATGAAACTTGTTGAGAATGGCCGTTTATAATATCATCAATTAAACTAAGGTTTTGTTTAGTCATTTCATAGTTTACTAATCCTCCGCCGTTTAATCCTCTCAAGCCAGCAACATCATTAAGATGCATTTGATATTTTACATTAAACATTCCGCCAATACCTGATGAATCTAAACCTCTAAGTCGAGTTACACTTAGCACCGAGTCAGGTAATACGATTTCTTGATTATCAATAACGTCTTGAGTGATTTCCTGTTTAACAAAAGTTCTAACAACCGCATCAGAATGATACTCCTGATAAAATTGAATAGCTTCATCAATTCGATCATCAATCTGATCTTCATCAAGGTTAATTTCAATTACGGGTGCGCCTAAAGCTCTGAGGCAATATTCTGCCAATTCATCTCGTGTTGCTGGTCTAGCCATACTATTATTTATATAATCTTATTATATATAAATTATATGAATAAAGAAATAATATACATTAACAAAGGCGCCCGAGCATTATTTAAAAAACTTGGTTGTGGCGACATTGATTATATAACAATTTACAAAAAGCAGGGGCAAGATATTTTCTTTTCTGCTGGATATAAAGGTAAATTTAAATCGGACCAAGAAGAGATTAATTTATTTAGCAAGTAAATTAATAATATATAAAGCCAAAATAAACAATTGCCCACCTGCTAAAGATACTATTAAAATCTTATGAAGTGTTTTTGTACAATCCGATTTAGTTGGAGATATGAAAGCTCTTATATGGCAATATGCAGCAAGTGCCGTCATTGTTTGCCTAAATAAAAGATTTGGAAAACATCCGAAATCTTGTAGTAATTTAGTATGTGGTTCATTTAAATAATTTAAAGACCATGGGAGAGCCCAATAAAAATTATCAATACAATTACCTAAGAACCCTACAAAAATTCCAGTAATAAACCATTTCATTTGAGGATTAAAAGAATCTTTTTCTTTTTTAGATCCAAGAGTAAAACGTTTTAGTGGCTTAAACGCTTCCTTTGCTACAAAAAACATAAAA